CTTAGATATGCTTTATCAGTATCTTCAAAATCTTCGTATTCGGCCATTTCTTCCATTTCTTCCATGTCTTCCTTATCCATGTTTTCTTCGTCGTCTTTGTCCAAGCCGTAGTCTCCTTTTTCTGCTTCATGGTCGGGACTATGCCCCTTTTCGTCTTCTTTCTCTTCTTCTTTACGAAGCGTATTTACTTCTTCTAGCAAAGTGTCTAACTCCGCTAGGGCTTTTTCTAGTTTATCACTCATGTTTTTGTCTCCTTTATCTTGTTTCAAAATATCGAATCTCGCTTCGGGGTTAATTCCTTTTTCGCATATAGTAATTTCATGCAATTCTAACTTGCTGATTTCATTATACTCACCCAAGTTTTCATTACTTTTCTTTACTTTTTGGAGGGCTTGACCTCCTATGCTAAAAGACCTCAATGACCCTTTGCGAATGTTTCTGCCAACTTCTTTGGCTTTCTCTATATCATCTCGTAGTTTAATTACTACAAAGAAACCAACATCATCTACTTCGGATTTCCAAAGTCTACCTGTGCTGTCTCTATAAGAATCTACAACTTCTCCAACTTGAACATTGGAATGGTTTGTCATGACATTTCTAAATTTAGAATCTTTCATGAACTTAATAACTGCTTCCTTCAAAGCAGGTAGTGTAATCAAATCATTTTGCTTATCAACAATTTCAATGCTAGCATATCCACCAATCATTAAGTCGTCACTTCTAGCCTTAAGGATGGTAAACCCATCATTCCTAGTTGCTAGAACTGCCGATGCCATTTCGCTCAAACGGAGAAAATTTGCTTTTAATATATAATACACACGGTTATTTTAAACGATTAATCGTCTTTTGGAGGTAATTCAAGACTACTGTATTTATCTTCATAAATGTTCCATAAACCTCTATCCGAATCAGTATCAGCAGGTTTCTGTTCATAACCTGTCCATGCTAACCACATTCTTCTTCCTTTAACTTCAAGCATTCTAACATGGAGTTTAGTTTCAAACTTGTTTCCATCTAAGAAGTATTCGTGATAGCCTTCCTTTTGAACACCTAACTTAACATCACCACTATCAATCAATTTACGCTTAGAAATATTCTTAGCAACAGTAGCAGGGAACTTCCCTGCCTTGCCAAATAGTTCAAAGACATCATCTTGTGAATCTAATCTAACCATCCAATTTATGCTTTCATCACCCAACTTCATTACTATGTTTAGATTATCGTCATCTCTAAGATATATCTTGAACTCTCCGCTTCTGTATTTTTCGGGAGTCTCATATTCTTTCTTAATGGTGTCCATTAATATTTTATCATGTTCAGCAAACAACTTTTTTGTTTTACCATCAAAAGATATTCCATCCCTGTTCTCAAACCAGTCTTTTACTTTGCTTTCTTTACTATCCAAAATAGTTTGATAGTCGTTTTTATGATTAGCAGTTAAAAAATTGTGAATTTTTTTAGCGGTTTGTGCGCCTTTTTCTTTTAAGAAATTAAATATAGCAACAGTAAGTTTAGATTGTTTAGTTTTCATTATCTCTTCTGCTTGTTCTTTCCATAGGTCTAAATCCATCAGTGCATTCTTAGCCATCAGATTATCTTCTTCAAACCCATAGATAGTAAATCCATCCATGTCTCCTTTGATTATTATATTAGCCTCACCGTGAATATGGTCAGTAACTACAATACCTTTCTCTACTTCTTCTACATTATATTTCAAAGATTTATCTGTATCATTGATTAGCATTTGTAGCGTAACTAGTTTATCGGGTGTTTTGCATTCAGCAATTTCATTTATTCTTGCGGAATAAACTACAGGCTTACCCTTGACTTCCTTTACTTTGTCAATAGAAACTCTAACCACTTCTCCAATATCTGCTGAAACTTTAGTGTTAGTAACGCTACCAACATCAAGATAGTTTACTCCTTCTATCTTTTCTCCGCCTTCTTCAACCGGCCCTGCTCCTAATTTGTAGGAAAAGTTAGAGCCACTCTTCTTTTTATCGAGAACAATCAAATCTAGTTCTACAAATGGTTTCCAACGAATCCACTTAGGGTTCTTCTTTGTCCCCAAGAAATATGTAGATGTAGAATCTTTAATCATGGCCCCTTCTGCTGTTGGCATTTCCATAATCTTCTTAGCATATTCTTCAACATCTTTTAGACTGTCTGCGACTCTAGTATCTTTCTTAGATGGGAATGTTAGTGCTTCACTAGAATGTATAGAATAGTTGTTGAACATTATCTGCATTCTATTTTGTAATGTATCTTCCATAAGGTTTTCTTCATTGTGTCTCATAATATCAAACACATGAATTCTAGCCTTTCCTTCTCTTTTTCCCTCTAAGTATTCTACGGCTTCTTTTCTTTTTAGCGAATCCTCACCATCAAATAGAACTAAAGAAGCATCTAATATACAATCACCAAAATGTTTTTTGTTTAGTTCTTCAACTGCTTCTTTACACTTTGATGTAATGTCTTTTCCTGTATAATCATAGACTTTTATATTCTTATCTATTTTATGTAATTGAATTCTAAATCCATCGTATTTTTCTTGAACATAAAACTCACCACTAAATCCTTTTAGTTCGTTCATATCTTCTATTGTAAATATTCTATACATTGGTTTGTTGGGAACAATAAAATCACTTTGGGCTTTTTCTTCATCGGATTTCTTTTCTTTGAGAATAGTTTTTTTATCATCATCTTTTTCGTCTTTAGCCTTAGCCTCGTCTAAATCTGTATCTATATCTTCTAATTCAGCCCACTCTTCTTTAGTATTCTTAGATAAGAATATTAACTCTAACATATTCATAGCGGCTTTTACTTTAGCCTCTACTTTTTTAGAGTCTTTACCATCGCCATAATGTTCTATAATGTAAAGTGCAACATCATCTACTTCTAGGTCTAATCCCATAAGCCCTTCTGTGATTTCATCCGGCTTCATATCTTTAATTGAATATGCTTCTTTTGGTAGAGCCTTATCATCTTCTCTAATAGCATAGTGAACAAACTTAATCATAAGTTCGGGTGATTCTAATAATGCTTCTAATACATTACCTTTAAATTTTTTAGCGAAAGGGTCGCTAACTTCATCGGAAGAATATCTTAGTGCCTTGATTCCTTCATACAACTTTTCAGCATTATTTGTAGTAACATCGGAAACATCATTTGATTCTAATAAGTCTTCATCAATATAATCCTTAAGTTCATTTGATAGAGCATCGGTCATTTCATATGCTTCTTTAATTTTATTTACTGCGTTTCTCCATTTAGAACCGTATTCCTTTGGGTCGGTTCTTGCTGAAAGATAAGCAACTCTCGTTCTTTCAAAGAGTCTTAGAATATCTGTGGATATTGACTTATCCTTCTCAATAAGAAGCGGCATGTAGCATCACTTTAAGTTAAGTCTTGGGTTAGGTTTAGTGTTTTTCTCAAATAGCATTTCTTCAATAGTATAGTTTTTATCTTCATTAGTAGATTTGGCTGAAATATGTAAATGTATGGGGATTTTAAAATTAGCCTCGTTACCACCAGAAGTGCTTGTTAATATTATACCATATTCTTTTTCAATCATATTTTTTAGTTCATCAAATGTTCCTGTTTTACCAATTAATTTTTCTACAATCAAAGGTTCTTTACCTTTTGGTTTATCTTGTTTTTTTAAACTCTCACCCGCTAAACCATACCCTTCTTTCTTTTGAGTTTGATTAGTAATCTTAGAAGCATCTTGCACCTTTGGTTTCTTAATCTTCTCAACTTCGGGGTCAGTATCTATTTCCAATACTTGAGTTGGCTCAATGTTCTTTCTTTGTTTTGCGCTTAATTCTTCTTTAGCCTTTCTTGCTTTTTCAATAGCGAGGCTAACTATTCTTTCTTCCTTTGTTACTCTTTCCGGCATTACTGACCACCTACATTTTCTACCATCTTATGAATGTCTTTCCATTCCATGTTTCCTACATCCTTTAATGGAGAACCACCAATGGTTCCGTTATTCATCTTAGGAGTCGGACTATCAACAACAACAAAGCCGGACTTCATTAGTAAGTTATCGTCATTGTAAACTGCTTTCTCTAAACTTTCTATCTTAGCACTAAGGGCTTTGATAATCTCAAGTAGTTCTTGATTAATTGTATTTTCTTCACTCATTTCTTTTCCTCCTTTGGTGGATATACTAAATCTCTTAGTTGTCTGTAAAGCAACTCGTAGTCCTTACGGAGTTCGGTAGCCGAAGCGACTATATCTACATTCCGTTCATCCATAGACTTCA